TTTTAGGACAACAACCTTATGCTTCATGGTCATTAGATGATAATGATGATTGGCAAGCACCTATAACTTATCCAACAGTTACAGACGAAGGTGATGTTAGATATATAATTTCTTGGAACGAAACAAAATATAACGCTGACAACACAACAGGTTGGGAAGCAATAAAATCAAACGACGAATCGGAAACACCTACCAAATATAATTGGAACGGCTCAGCTTGGGTGTCCGAATAGGAGACTCATATGGCCAGAGATAATGGCGGCATAATCGGTGTAACTAACAAATCTTCTTTTGGGAAGTGTACACAAACTGCAGTAACAGCTACAGGAAATTTAACTCTTCAAACAGGAACTACAATAGTCAACACAGCAGTAATTGCTGGAGGTGGCGGTGGTGGTGCAGGTAGTAATTACAACTCTGCAGCAGGTGGTGGAGCTGGTGGATTAAGAAATGTTACATGTATTTCAGCAAGTGGAACAGTACCTATTGTAATCGGAGCGGGTGGAGCTGGTGGTTCTGCACCAGCTGATAATGGTACTAAAGGTAGTGATTCAATTTTTAATCAAGGGGGAGTAGAATGTACTTCAATGATTACATCTACTGGTGGTGGATATGGTTCAGGATATGTTCCAGGAACTAGAGCTGGTGGACCTGGTGGTTCAGGTGGTGGAGCTGCTGGTGGTGGCGGCGGTGGAGGTACAGGTAATACACCTCCTGTTAGTCCTCCTCAAGGTAATCCAGGTGGTTGTACTTCAGCAACTCCAGGTGCTCCTGTAGGATCAGGAGGAGGAGGTGCAGGTGCAGCAGGAGCCGATACTTCTGGAGGCCCTGGAAGTAATACAGGTGGTAATGGTGGTGCAGGTTTAGATATAAGTCCTTCTTTTAGTCCTGGTTTACCAAACAGTGGAGTTTATGCAGGCGGTGGTGGTGGAGCAGCTGATATTTCAGTGTCTAGTCCTGTTCAAGGTTCAGGTGGAACTGGTGGTGGCGGTGGTGCTAACCCAGGTGCAAATGGTACAGCAGGAACAACAAACACTGGTGGTGGCGGTGGTGGTGGATCAGTTAATGGTAATTCTGCTGTATATAATGGTGGAGCAGGTGGACCAGGTATAGTCATTGTAAAAGAATTAAGTAGAGCAAGTGGTGTGTGGTCAATGCAAAGTCAATTTCAAGCAAGAAAAAATGGTTCATGGGTTTTACCTCCAGTTGTTTACACAGGAGTAAACTTTATGGTAGTAGCCGGTGGTGGAGGTGGTGGTGTAAATGCTGGTGGTGGAGGTGGAGCTGGAGGCTATCGTGCTGCTGGTTATGGACCAAGTCCATTAAGAGCTACGGCATTAAGTTTAGAAGAAGGAGAATACACAGTAACAGTTGGAGCTGGAGGCCCTGGTGCTTATAGTCAACCCCAAGCTACAAATGAAGGAAACCCAAGTGTTTTTGGAGTAGGTGGTTCAGAAGGAACAACAATGATTACTGCAACTGGTGGTGGTCGAGGTGGTCAAGATGATAACTATGGTGGTTCTCCTGGAGGTTCTGGAGGTGGTGGTGGAGCTAGAGGTGGTACTGGCTGTGGTCAAGCAGCGAGAAGAGGAGACGGTAACAAAGGAAGTTTTAGTCCACCAGAAGGTAATCCTGGTGGTAATGGAGCTAACTCATTAAGTCCTAGAGGTCCACAAGGTGGTGGAGGTGGAGCTGGAGGTGCTGGTGGTGCTGGTGCTGGATCAACTGGTGGAGTTGGTGGAGCCGGTGTGCCTAACTTAATTAACTGTGGTGCAACACCTTTTTCAGTAACAGATTTCGCTGGTGGTGGAGGTGGTGGTAGTTGTTCAAATGGTGGACCACAAGGTAGTCCAGCTGGTGGTGGTGGTGCAGGAGCTAATGGTGCTGGAAATAATGGTACAACCAATACTGGTGGTGGAGGTGGTGGTGCTAAAGATGGAACATCTACAGTAGGTGGTAATGGTGGATCAGGAGTTGTAGCCATAAGATTTCCTGCTTGTGCAACATTATCAGTAGCCCCTGGTACGAATTTAACAGCAACACATCCAGGTGGAGAAAAGGTTGCTGTATTTACAGTTTCTGGAACATTGACAGTTAGTTAATAAATGTTATATTAAGTTCATAAAGATATATGAACCTTACAAATTATTATTGGTATTTTCAATCAGCAGTTCCTCACAGAATTTGTGATGATATTGTAAAGTATGGTCAACAATTACAAGATCAAATGGCAGTAACTGGTGGTTATGGTAATAAAAAATTAAGTCAAAAACAAATTAAAGATTTAAAAACAAAAAGAGATTCTAATATTGTTTGGATGAATGATAGATGGGTTTATAAAGAAATACAACCATATGTTCATCAAGCAAATATGTCAGCTGGTTGGAATTTTAATTGGGACTTTAGTGAGTCTTGTCAATTTACAAAATATAAAAAAGGTCAATATTATGATTGGCATTGTGACAGTTGGGATAAACCTTATCAAAGACAAGAAGGTGATCCTTCACACGGCAAAATTAGAAAACTATCTGTAACTTTAACTTTATCAGATCCTAAAGATTATAAAGGTGGTGAGTTAGAATTTGATTTTAGAAATTTAGATCCTGACAAACCTAGAAAACCTGTAAAATGTAAAGAGATATTACCTAAAGGATCTTTAGTTGTATTTCCTTCTTTTGTATGGCATAGAGTTTGTCCAGTAAAAAGCGGAGAAAGAAACAGTTTAGTTATTTGGAATTTAGGATATCCATTTCAATAAAAAATATGAAAAAGAAACAAAATAAAACTAAAAAACAAAAAATAAAAAAAGAAACAATTGGTTATCCAAAACAATTATCAAGAGAAGATTTTTTTAAATGTCCTATATGGTTTGCAGATGAACCAAAATTTGTAGATAGTTTAAATAAAGCATCAGATAAATATATTGAAGCATCAAAAAAAAGATTAAAACCTGAAATAAATAAACGTAATAAAAAATTTGGTGATAAAGGAGATATGGGTCATGTATTTCATTCAACATCATTAATTAATGATCCTAATTTTTTAGAATTACAAACTTACATAGGCGCAACATCATATAATTTATTAGATGAAATGGGTTTTGATTTAACTAATCATCAAGTATTTACTACAGAATTATGGGTGCAAGAATTTGCTAAAAAAGGTGGGGGACATCACACTTTACATACACATTGGAACGGACACATATCTGGTTTTTATTTTTTAAAAGCAGATGAGTCTACATCTCTACCTATGTTTGAAGATCCAAGACCGGGTAATGTTATGAATCTTTTACCAGAAAAAGATAAAACAAAAGTAACATATGCATCATCAGCAATTAATTATCAAGTTAAACCAGGTAGAATGATGTTTTTTCCATCATATTTACCTCATCAGTACATTGTAGATATGGGATATAATCCATTTAGATTTATACATTGGAACTGCCAAGCAATACCAAAAGGAGTATTAAATGTCGTTTAAAAAAAATAAATATACAGTATTAAAACAAGCTATCTCACCAGATCTAGCAGAGTTTATATATAAATATTTTTTAAATAAAAGAAATGTTGCAAGATTTTTATTTGATCAAAAATATATATCACCTTTTACAGAATACTTTGGTGTATGGAATGATCAACAAGTTCCAAATACATATTCACACTATGCTGATATAGCTATGGAAACATTATTAGAAGAAGTAAAACCAGTGATGGAAAAACACACTGGTATTAAATTAAGCCCTACCTATTCTTATTCAAGAATTTATAAACAAGGAGATATACTAGCTAGACATAGTGATAGATATTCTTGTGAAATATCTACAACATTAAACTTAGGTGGTGACCCATGGCCAATATATTTAGATCCAACAGGTAGAAAAGGTCAAGCTGGTATTAAAATAGATCTTAAACAAGGTGATATGTTAATATATTCTGGTTGTGATTTAGAACATTGGCGAGAAGAATTTAAAGGTAAAGATTGTGGACAAGTATTTTTACATTATAATAAAGCTAATTCTAAAACAGCTAAAGAAAACTATTTAGATAAAAGACCTTTATTAGGTGTGCCTTCTTGGTTTAAAGGTGCTACGTTGACAAAATCTAAAAAATAGTCTATACATTAGGCTTGCAGGGGGATGATCCACCACAGATTCCCTCTGCTTTAAATCTATTGAAATCACCTTTAATCTGATATAACACCTAGTAAACAGGTTTTAATATATGCTACAGAAACTAGGATTTTTACCCGGATTCAATAAACAAGTTACTCCCACTGGAGCTGAATCACAGTGGACTGATGGACAAAATGTACGTTTTAGGTATGGTACACCTGAAAAAATAGGTGGTTGGAGCCAATTAGGAGAGTCTAAATTAACAGGTGTAGCAAGAGGATTACATCATTTTGTTAACTCTGCCTCTACTAAGTTTGCAGCAATAGGAACAAATAGAATTTTATATGCATACTCTGGTGGTGTATTTTATGATATACATCCTTTAGTTAATCCATCAGGTACAGCCCTTACAAATTGTTTTTCTACCACTAATAACTCACCAACTGTTACTATAACATTTTCAGGAACAACAACTTTTCAAGCAGGAGATATTATCTTATTTGGAGATGCTTCTACTTTTTCATCTATAACAAACTCTAATTTTGGAGCAGCTGATTTTGCTGACAAAAAATTTATGGTTACGAGTGTACCAACAAGCTCTAGTATTACAATTACAATGCCTAGTAGTGAAACAGGAAGTGGTGCTACTCTTTCTGGAGGTATAACTTTTTTTCAATACTATCATGTAGGACCAGCTGAACAGTTAGGTGCTTTTGGTTGGGGTATATCACTATGGGGTGGAAACATATTAGGTGCAGCTACAACAACTTTAGATGGAGCCATTGGTAGCACAAGTGGTGGTAATAATGGTTCTGCAACAGAAATAACATTAACTAGTGTTACAGGTTTTCCTTCAACGGGAACTAACTTTGTTCAAATAGGATCAGAAGAAATATCTTATACGGGTATTACAGGAACTAAATTAACTGGTATAGGTAGAGCAGCTAGAGGAACTACGGCTACCACACATTCTAATGGAGCAACAGTTACAAACACATCTCAATTTACAGGGTGGGGTTCACCAGCAGCTAACACTGATAAAGTTACAGACCCTGGTTTATGGGCTCTTGATAATTTAGGATCTAAACTTATTGCATTAATTGTAGGTGGTGCTGCATTTGAATGGGATGGTGATGCAACTAATGCTACATCAACTAGAGCAACTCTTATATCTGGTGCACCAACAGCATCACGTGATATGTTAGTATCTACAACTGACAGACACTTAATATTTTTTGGAACAGAACAAACTATTGGAGATCCAACTACACAAGATGATATGTTTATTAGATTTTCTTCTCAAGAAAATATAAATGATTATACACCCACAGCAATCAATAGTGCCGGCACACAAAGACTGGCCGACGGATCACGGATCATTGGAGCTACAGTTGGTAGAAATGCAATATACGTTTGGACCGATACAGCTTTATTTACAATGCGTTTTGTAGGAACACCTTTTACTTTTGCTTTTGAACAAGTAGGAACTAATTGTGGTTTGATAGGTATGAATGCAGCTGTTGAAGTTGATGGTGCTGCATATTGGATGTCTGACAATGGTTTCTTTAGATATACTGGTAAACTAGAATCTATGGATTGTTTAGTAGAAGACTTTGTTTATGATGATTTAAACACAACATCTAATCAATTAATATATTGTGGTATTAATAATTTGTTTGGTGAAGTTGTTTGGTTTTATCCAACATCTACATCTAATGTAAATAACAGAGCAGTTTTTTATAGTTATTTAGATTCGACATCTAAACGTCCTATATGGTTTACAAATGATAGCACTCTTTTTGTAAGAAGTGCGTGGGAAGATTCTGCTGTATTTGGATTACCACATGGTACAAAATATAATGCAGATGATGATAATTCATTTGATGTTACTGGTAATACTGATGGCACGACAATATACTTTGAACACGAAACAGGTGTTAATCAATTAGAAGCTGGAGCTGTTACAACAGCTATTCCTGCTGATATTACTTCTGGAGATTACGATATTACACAAAAAGTCGTTAGAGGAGCTGCAACTAATTTAGGAGATCTTAGAGGTGATGGTGAAAACATTATGCGAGTTAGTAGAATTATACCTGACTTTATTGCTCAACAAGGTAACACAGTTGTACAATTAGATTTACGAAATTATCCTAATAACACAGCAGCTAGTTCATCTCTAGGACCATTTACCATTACATCATCTACAACAAAAGTAGATACACGAGCAAGAGCAAGAGCAGTAGCTCTTACAATAAAAAATACTGCTGTAGATACAAGTTGGAAGTTAGGAACTTTTAGGTTAGATATACATGCTGGAGGAAGACGATAATGATTGATAAAAGAATGATGTACTCACAAGGTCAAAGAGTTGCTAAAACTTTAGATGGTTCAAGACCTGGTTATGCCGGTCCTGCAGGAGGAGCATCGGCTGGAGGAAACTATGGAGGGGATAGTTCTGGTGGAGTTGGCGCCAATGAAATGTCAGGTGCTGGTCCTAGTAATACAGGGGGAAATAAATCAGATGCTAGAGATAGAGCCATATCTAATCAATATAAAAATATGCCTACACCAACAGTTACAGTAGGTGAAGATAAATTTGGTAATCCTATAACATTTAAAACTACTTATACTGAGAGACGTAATAGACAAAAAAATTTAGATGCATTAAATAAACAAGGAATTAGTTCTTTTGATCCTAGAGTTATTAAAAAAGGTTTTAATTTTTTAGATCCAAGAAATCTTGTAACTAATTTTGCACCTCAACCAAAAAATCCTTTTAGTTTTAAAAATATAGCTACTAACATCATATTAGGAATTGTAGCTCCACAATTATTAGGACCTAAATTTGCAACAGGTATGAAGGCTTACAACATAGCAAAAACAGCATCAAAATTTGCTAAAGATATTAATTTAACCGATAAAAATGTTCTTGAGTCTTTTACTGATAATCTTAAAAGTAATTTTTCAAATGAATCTAGTGATCTTGGTAAAGGAAAAAAATCTACAACTCAATCTTCAATAGACGAAGATCTTTCTAAAATAGGAAATGGAGATGGTGGTCTAGAGTCTTTAGCAAACGTAGATTCACTTAATCAAGAATATTTACTATTATTAAATAAGTTTAACTCTGGAAACTTTACAGATTCAGATCAAGTAAGATTTACTTTGTTAAAAAATATGTTAGGAAAATAATGGCTAAAATAATACAATCATTAACTAGAGCAAGCGCAGAATATGAAGAAGATGTAGCACAATCACTTGTGCGAGATTTAGATGCAGTATTAGAAAAATTAAATACAACGTTTCAAGAAGAATTAAAACAGGAGATAGAAGCTAGAAGTTTCTTTTTAGATTAATGGCAGTAATAAACGAATATAAATTTGTAGGATTAAACGCTAATACAGACAACACAGAAAAAAATCCTTTTGGCACTAACAATCCTTTAGTTAGTGAAACATATGTAATTAAATCTATTTTAGTTTCATCTGCTGGAACACCTAGTCCAACAGTAACCAACAATGGTATTGTAGTAATTAAATCAGCAGCTTTAACAGCAAATGTAACAAAAGAATTATTAACTGAACCACTAATAGTGGTGGGAGGAACAACATTAACAATCAAAGCAGGTAGTGCAGATGCTTTTACATTTGGCGTTAGCTATCTAAACATTAAGAAAGAGGTAACAACATAATGATTGAATTAACACCAGAAAAGATAATAACTACAATTAAAAACAAGAAAACAGGAGAGGTATACGAGACTGAAGAAGCATTAAAAGCTGCAAATATTCCAGAAGAAGACGTGCAAAGAGATGTAACAGTTATTATGCCAGCTCTTGATTTAATAGGAAAAACACAGTAAAGTGGCAAAACCATGGCAATAACAGATATATCAATTTCAGAAGAATTAATGACTAACGCACCATCTATTAAATATAGAGGAAACGAAGGTCCTAAATCTCCACAAGAAATGAAGATGATGATGGTAGATGCTTTATTAGATGAAGAGTATGACAAATATATCTATGATTTATTAGAGCAAAGACCTGATGCTACACCAATGAGCAAAGAAGAATTTAGAAGAATGATTATTGGAGAAGGTATGATGAGCGGTGGTAATCCATTACCAGAAGATCCAACAAAACCAGTTAATCCTTTTGCACCTAAACCAACAGGACCAACTTTACCTAACAGACAGATGGCAGCGTATGGTGGTATCATGGGTATCGATGGTAGAAAACAATATGGTATTGGATCGTTCTTTCAAAAATATATTAAAGATCCAATTGAAGTAGCTATTACTGGAAAATCTTTTGAAGATTTAGAAAGAGAATCACAAGCAAGAGTTGATAGAGAACCAGAAGGTTATGAAGGTGTTTTTGATCGATTATTTAAAGGTGAAAAAAAGACAGACGACCAAGGTAGAGAATATCGTACGGGTGGTGTACAAGAATATATTTTACCTGCAATAGGTGGTCTTACTGCAGGTTTGTTTACTAAAAAAAATAAAGATGGATCACAAGGTGGCCAACCCACTGCAGATGAAACAGCATTAATGTTAGCTGATCTTAAAAAATCTGCAAACATATTAGATCAAAAACAAGGTTTAGCAGCAGGGTTAAATTTCTTACCGGCTGTATCTGCTAGAAAATTTACACCAGAAGAAATGATTGAAACTTATAAAACTACAGCAGCTAACGGTGGTAGAATAGGATTTGAAAATGCAGGTTCTGTAGTTGATGAACAAACTACAGCAATGATTTTAGATATGAATAATAGAGGCATGGATGTAGATACAATTTCTAC